AGGCCCTTTGTAGGTCTCTGTAGTAGACATGGGGTAGGTATAACCTTTAAGCAGATTAGACACGTTAGTAGCTTGCGTCAAGGGAGCATTGATCTTAGATTGCTCAAAAGCTTGCTGCTCTGCACCAGCCTTAGTCATGGCTCCAGCACCAGTTAATCCCAACGTCTGAGCTTGTGCGCCAAGGTTGCCTTGTAGTTGTGCCGCTTGGTTCTGCATTTGCCCTTCATTAAGAGCGGCTTGCAGGGCTTGAGCATAGCCTTGCTGTAAGGCTCCAGTTTGAGCACCCAACAGATTAGATTGCATGTCAGCAGTAGTCTGCCCCAAAGCGTTTGCATAGCGTTGGCTACCCAATCCACCACTACCCACAAAACCAGCCTTCAGTTGAGGCATCAGATTACGTTGGATGTTCTGCTGTTGCAGACGCTCCATCTCATTCACCACGCCTGTGGTGTAAGGATTCATTAAGGATTGAATCTTCTCAGGAGTCAACCCTTGAGCAACTCCCGAAGCAGTCTGTTGGGCTGCCGCAAGACCTGGCTGATACGCTGTAGCGGCTCCTGGTATGGCGGCATAACCTTGCTGTTGCAAGGCCGTCATGGGGGCTACAAGCTCTCCAGCAGGACGGTTTAGCGCAGCAGTACCAGCACCAGCCAATCCACTCAGATAGTCTGTGTAATATTGTGGCGCTGTAGATGCAGATGTTTTGGTTGTGTTGACATCTGGGGCAACCGTACCTTGAAATAAGTCAGCCATGATTTTTCCTTACATAAATTTATTGGACTTAGCCAAATTGCTGATCCAGGGAATTACCTGTAAATTTTCAGGAACATGCAATCCAGAAACAGTTTTTCCCTGAAGCGGAATAATGTGGTCAACATGCCAAGCAAAACCAAACATCTTTTTCCTCAAGGCAGCAAGCTCATACGCTTGCGTCATCATCCATTTGTCATCTTCAGAAAGCCAATGCGGAGTTCTTTGCATTTTAGCCGCTCTTCTCTTTGCAAGCAATGCTATACCAACATGTGGATTTTTTTTGCTCCAATTCTTTTTAATAGAATTTTGGGCTTTTACTTTTTCTGGGTTGGCTAGTCTCCACTCCGCAGAACGTATCTTTGCAATTGGTTTTTCTTTTTCAGAATTTTCTGCATATCTCAATCTTCTTTTATCACGAAGTGATTCTGCATTTTTAAAATAATACTCTTGTTTTCTTTCAATTATTTTTGCAGCATTCAATGCATAGTTTTTTCTATCATTTTCTTTTCTGCACTCTGTACAGGTTCCGGTGTCTGTGACGCGGAGCGCAACATGACCCCGACCACATGGTTTGTTGGTCTGATATGTTTTGTGACCAGCCAGTTTGGCTGCATGTCTTGCGCCTTTAGCACTCATTTTTTATCCAGCTTCTTTTTAGCATCAGACAAGTATTGCAGGGGACTTTTTGACTTTGGAGGTATTGTGTTAATTGACCCAGATCTTTTATGGGTGCGAATTTCTTCTCTAAACTTATCAAGCAATTTAGATCCAGCTTTTGTAGAGCCATTTCCAAGGGCAGCAACAATTTCGCTGTCCAGGACATATTCTCCGTCCGCGAGCATCGCCGGAATATCGTCACTCTGTCCATCCCCAGGCCCCGCCACATGCGCTCCATGTCTGAAGTCGCCACGAATTTTGCCGCCGTGTGCAACTAAGGGTACTGATAAACCGCCATGTGCATACTTTTGTGCTTTCACAGAGCCACCGGCCGCCATTAGCGGGGTGACAAGCCCACCCTCTTTTGCAGCATAAGGCACATTCAACAAATTATCAATAGCATCTTTGTAAACGGAGCCATCTACAGATTTGTCATCCTTTTTGTTCAAGCCTAGAATGTCATCTATAGACTCTGCTTTACCATAATTATAGTATTTGTCCAAAGAATCGCTTGGCATTTGTGGACTAATTTGTTGCATTGGGTTACCTTCTGTGGCTGCTACGCTTCTATACAAAGAAAGCGGATCTATAAATTGTTTTTGATTTTCTTTAGTCTTTAAAAACTGCGGGCCTAAAAATGACATAGCCCCAATAGCCTGTCCAGCATCTGATAAACCAAAAAAACTAGGTTGTTTTGCAGTAAATGGCGTAGCTGCTTTGGCAGTTGTAGACTTGCCTGTAGTTGTAGTTGGCGTGGTTGGTGTTACCGGTGTGCTTACCACCGTACCTGTACTTAAGTCTATTACTTTGTCATCAATCTTTATTTTGTCATTTTTAATTTCTACATTGTCTGGATTATTAACTTTAATAACTTCACCAGTTTCAGTATTTGTAACAATGGTTACTTTTTTGTTTGTATCTAAATCTGTTACTGTGTTTGTTGTGGTGTTGTTATTACTGTTTATATTTTGATTGATATTAACATTATTGTTGTTATCTGTTGTGTTGTTTGTAGTAATATTTGTGTTTGGATCTGTTGTTGTGGTTGCGGTTATGTTTGTATTGGAATCAATTGTTGTGGTTGATTGAGTATTGTTATTGTTATCAGCGGTTGTGATTGTTGTCACTCCGCCATCAGTGTTTGCTGATGCAACAACATTTGTGTTGGAATTGTTTACAGCATCAACAGCAGATTGAGCGTCCATACCATTGTTTATAGACGCAACAATAGAGTCATTAGCTGCGGCACTTACGTTTTGACCAGAATCAGATGCTGATTGAATAATTGATTGAACAACCGTCTGAACATCTTGTCCAGAGTTAAGACCTGAGGCAACTTGTGTTTGAATGTCGGACGCAATATTAGTGTTGGTTAAATCATTCGCAGGAACAGTTTGTCCTATAGATCCAAGTCCAGTTGAATCAACAACATTAGAAGCCGTTGAAGACACACCTTGATTAGTAGTTGCGGCTGTATCTATAGCGCCAACAGATCCAGCGGTGGTTTTTCCAAACAAATGACCTATTGCGCCCTGAGTAAGCGCATCATTCAAATCAATTTTCCCAGTAGTCAAATATTGCGTAGCTAAAGCTGTAGTAGTTTCTTCAATGTTTTCAGAAATACCTTCTTTTGTTGCGCCCTTAGCAATTTGGGATGCTGCTGTGCCGGATCCCTCTCGCATAATAGATTTTACAACCGCAGCATCAACCAATCCAGATGTTACAAGAGTAATACCACCAGCAGACATTCCAACTTGAGTTGCTAATGCATCAGCATCTTCTTTAGACATTCCTTTTTTGATGGCTTCGGAATAAGTTTGGTTGTATGCGCCACCCATTGATTCTGATGCATTTAATGCAGTATCAAGACCAGCGGCTGCTCCAAGACCAATAATTTTAGATGCCTTAAGAGCAGCGCCAATAGGAAGAACTTCTTGCAAACCCTCTTGCACAATTGCATTGATTGCCCCTGTAGGATTTTCCCAAGCAGAAGTAACCGCCGTAAGCAATTTATTTCCAACTCCCTCTGCTTTTGAAACATCATTAACAATATTTTGCAGTTGTTGTTTGCTTTCTGGTGTCTCAATATCTTTACCAAAATTTTGAGCAGATTTACCAGCTTGCACTAAAAAATTATTTGGATTTGCGGCTTTAATTGTGGCTAGTGCGCCTCCAAAAGAAGCAAGTTGCTCTCCTCCAGCTTGCGCCAAATTAGACAATCCAGTTTGTACAACCTGACCAGTAGCATTTTCAAATTTAGTAGTAGCTTTTCCAAGCAATGTGTCGGGGCGATTCATTTCACCACCCTTAATTGCAACGCCGGTTGATGGATCTCCTACAACATCATCATTCCAATAACTAGCATCAGCATAATCTTTAGCCGCAGTTGTTACAGTCTTGGGCTGAACTGCATCTCTTATTGTTGGATCTGAAAGTGTAGCTACGGTTTTATCGGCGGCTGTTTTAAGTTTTAAGGCATCAGACGCTGCCGCCAAAGAAGGATTTTCTTCCTTGCTGTCTGTAGAATATTGCTTGCCATTCCATGTAAAGACTTGGCCAGCTCCATATAAGCTGCGAGCTGCATCATAGGCATCTGCAAATGTTGGAGCTTTTACGGGTTTAGACTCCGCATATTTTTGCGCAGCCTCCAAATCCCCAAATTCTGTATCCTCAAACTTTTCTTGACTTGTGTCTTTTGACTCAATCCTACTTACAGCCGCGTCCATAGGCCCAGCAACTAAAACATCTTTGCTTTTATCTGTTGTGGCATTATTTTGTATTAAATCAGCAAGAACTGTATCTACCGAGGTTTTTGCATTAGTTGCAGTTTTTGTTGTGCCCGCTACAGAATCAGCCACCTTTTTAGCTTCTTCATCACTTGCACCAAGGCTTTTAGCATCCACAAATGCGGTTGTGGCTAAGTCAGCAGACCTGTTTGCAGCCCCACTAGTACTAACCCTATCAGATTGATTTGTGTTTGTTTGGGCTGTAGAGCTACTTGGATTAATTGATTGTTTTAAGGATTCAGTAATTCCATATTCTCTATCAATATCTTTTGCAAATTGTGTTCCTGCCGCTTTTCCTCCGGCCATGAATGCGTTTTTCAAAGCTACATCACCACTTTGTCCACTAGCAATGGACTGAGCATATGCCGTAGCAGAACTCATCAAAGCATTGCGCTGAACGGCTGTTAATGATGTATCCGATAAATATTGAGTGCCAAGATTTGAAACCGCCCCAGACACGGCACCTACAGTAATCCCTTGACCAATATCTCTGCCGGACAATGCCGCAGAAAGTCCGCCCCTAGTGGCGCTTGTCAATGTATCTTGCAATAATTTATTATCAATTGTTTTAACCGCATCCGACAAACCTGTGTAATCGGCAACCCCGGCAGCTAAATAGCTTGATATTCCGCCTTGTAGCACTTGCATTGGCGTAGCGCCCCTAGCCAAATCTAACGCAGCTTTAGAAGCAAGTTGTTCTGGGAGTGACGTTCCGCCCGTTGCAATGGCCAAACCAATATCTGGAAGAAAACCAAAACTTTTAATATATGCACCAAGACTTTCATCTTTTGCCGCTATAGGAGTTAAATCTGGCTTACCATTTGCATCCCACTTTGAATAAACAATGGTGTCTTTAGGTAATGCTGTTTTATAACCCCCTTGGCCATCTGGGACAAGCGGCCACACTTGAGAGCCACTAAAGTCTTGAAGGTTACCAGATTTATCATAACGAGCAGTAATTCCATTGCCAAGATCAACAAAAGCCATCCCCGATCTAACCGAGTAATTTAAAGTGCTGGGATCAACATTTTGCGGGGCTTTATCTAAAATATCTTTGCCCAAACCACGTATGGATTCAATCTCCGCCCTGTTGGGTGAGTTTTGCAAAACTTTGGTGTAAGAATCTTGATCTAATTTTCCAGACCAAGCCAAATCCAAAGCAGTTTGTCGCCCAAAGTTGCCGGGTGTCAACTCCCCGCTAGGTGTAATAGTTTTAAAGTAATCTAGATAGGGTTTATCTGGGTTGTTGTAGTTAGGCCCATATAGCTCTACGGCCGCAGCGTTTTTAAACTCTTCTATCTCGTTTGGGTCAATAGTATTGCCAACCCGTTTTGTCCAATATTCTAAACCCTGCGGATCAGGCTTTCTTCCTAATTCTTTTTCATATAGTTTAGTTATTTCGTTTTGAATATTATAAATGCCCTCTAATTGACTTTTGGGCAGACCAAAAACAGCAGAAGCACCAGCGAGGGTATCTGCCAATGAGATACCTTGATTGAGATTTGCCTGAATAATAGAAGCCACGTCTACATTTGAATAACCGCCCAATGCACTAGGATTACTAGCCGTATAAATGCTCTCTAATTGACTTTGTGGAAGACCAAAAACAGAAGAAGCACCTGCAAGGGTATCTGCAAATGAGATACCTTGATTGAGGTTTGCTTGAATAATAGAAGCTATGTCTGCATTTGAATAGCCACCCGCTGCGCTATTTACTGGGTTGGTGGGTGCCGCAGCATTTCTAGCAGCCAATTCGGGGGCTGCGGCGTTTCTAAATGTTGCCACTTGCTCGGGGCCAATGTTATCGCCCAATATATTTGTCCAATATTCTAGACCCGCTGGATCGGGCGCTCTTCCCAATTCTGATTGATATAGGCCAGTTATGGCTGCAACTGATTCGTCGCTCATATTATTTTCCTCTTACGTTCTAGATGCTACTGTATTAACAAGCGCTTCAGCCCATTCTTGCCAATCACTGTAATTGTCTGTCATTGGAATAGCCTCGTTTGCAAATACGTCAATTGCTCGTATGCCATTACCCCAAACCTTCCAATCTGTTTGACCGTTTGGAATCTCTAATTGTTGTGCAGCATACAGCTCGCACATAAGGCTTGCCCAAGAATCAAATGTATGAAATCTTGGATCGTAAACTTGACCTGGGTTTGGGATGCTAGTAGCCACGTACATCTCCAACGTCTGCGTTTAACAATATTCTTCCCAATTGGTAGTCTCCGCCCACTTGATTAGATACAAGTTTTAGCCTTAACTCCCTACGTTGTTCTTTCATGTCAATCTTGTTAGTAGTGGAGTCAAATACGTAAGGAACAGACTGCGCATCGTCTGATTGTGCATAAGGACGGCCTGTAATGTAAAGGGTCATATTCCCCTCTAGCAAGAAATCAGGCTCTACCCTCTCTAGTCTAAGCCACTTGTTCATCCCCACCATAGCGGGATCTGAGGGGCCACCAGAGACCAATCCAAGATCATTGGTCTCAAAGTAACTTTCAATAGCTGTAACAGACTGTCCGTTGATGGCGTCTACCCCAAACTCATGTTGAAGAATCTCAATCCTATTTTGAGGTGTTGAGAATGTCAAAGACGTAGAAGCCGTTGCGGTAGCCGCAGCAGACATTTGAATGCCTTGTAGATACAAAGCTGTAACAGGAATAGAGAAGCCAGAGCCAAATCCACCAAGCTGTGTATTGGATGCACTTAAAACATTTCCAACTTGATAACCTGCGCCTCTAGATGTTAATGTAACGGCGGTTACGGCACCACCAAAAACGGTCACAGTAGCCTTGGCTCCAGCGCCGCTGCCCCCAGTAAGGTTAACATTGGTGTAGGTTCCGTTAATGTATGCAGAACCTCCAGTAATCGCGCCAAGTGTCTTAATGTTGCTACTTGTAATTGCAGTCACATAGTTGCCGACAGGGATTCCAGCCCCAGAAACAACCAATCCAAGCTCAACTTGGGTGTTGTAAGTGTCTAGGTAAAGAAACGCACTTCCGTTAACCGTATTGAATGTGTCTACAAACACAGTCTCTTGCGCAAAGGTTTGCCAGTTGGCTTGTACGGGATAGTGAAACACTTGCGAGAAGTAACCAGCAGAGCGGCGAGCGCCTAAAGCTTCGCCAGCGTCATACCAAATGTTTTCTCGGACGTTATAGACAATAGCATCAGTGCATTCAGTAGCATCTCCGCGTGGATAGAACCACCAAATCTCCCCAAAGCGCGGAACTTTGCTGACCCAAACTTTTTGACGTTGAGCATAGTTCAGGTTGTCAAAAAAGTAGTTCTGATTCATGTTGTTAGGAATTTCCTTAACAACACCGTTGTACATCAAGAAACGATCCACCCCGCACCAGTAATAAATACCATCGTATTCAATTGCAGACTGGCTAGACAGGATAGAGGACTGAGAGCTGATGATGTCATACCGCCAGTATTGAACTGGGGTTCCCGTTCCGCCGATGTAAGACACGCGGATTAGGCTATCAAGGCTCCAAAACAGCCCAGAAGGCGCGTTTGATCCACCCCTGACGGGTAGCCCTTGGACAATCTTTCCGGTGGCTACGTTGGTCGCATTAGCGTCTGCGGAGACCCAGTCTTGGGCATTGCCAGCAGAGCAGTTCTGAATCAATCCATTATTTCCATAAACAAATACGTAAGGGTGCAAAGTCACCACGCCACCAGACACGCTGATGTTATTGCTGAAGGTTGCAACAATGACTCCAGCGGGGATTACGCTAGACAGAGTTATGTTGGTTGTAGAGACCGAGACCACCGTGGTGTTTGGTGGGATGCTGGTTCCTGTTATGGTTTGTCCAGCGCCAATCAAAGGATTTAAAGCTGGAATAGTAACTACAGCAGTGCCAGTAGAAGTAATTGTGGCGGTAAACGTCCCAATTTGGGACATGGTTAAACCGTTAATGTCGCCAATCAAAACAGGTGTATTTGTGTCATTGTCAATTGCGGCAAGGCCTTGGTTGGGGTGAGCTAATAAAGTTTGCACTCCAGCCCCAGCAACGTCATAAAACCCGTCAAATTGCCATAAATTGAGATCTGACGCCGTAAAGTTTGACAATGCAAAGTTTCCAATTCCAGCACCAACGCCATTATCATCAATAGTGAGCACTTGCAAACCATTGTTATAACCGCTGAAGATGTAATTGAAAGCATTCTGAGCGTTAACCCAGATGCCTCTTGATGGGCCTGTCATTTGATCGGAAATAACACGATAACCGCCCATTTTTCTAGGGCGTCCGCGTTGAAACCGCATCCAGCGACCATCATTGTAAAATTGCTTATCAAAGATGGTTCCGTCCCTTTGGACGCCGGGCTTGGTGTCTAAAGCAAAAACTTTCTGAGTCATTAGAACACTCCGCCGGAGATGCCGCCTGTAAAAGTTCCTGTACCTGAAATTGTAAGTCCTGTTGCAGACAAATTAAACAAGTTGACGCCAAGGATGGCAATTCCAAACTCACCAGAAGCAGGGCGATAGATACCGGTAGAAGACTCTGAAGCAAAGTTTAAAGAGGGCGTTGAAACGGATCCAGATATTAAAGAGATGCTTGATGCGCCAGCAGCAATTGTGGAAGCATTTAACAGATTTATAGAATCGCAGAGCAGAATAACTTGCTGCCCAGCAGGAACGGTAGCTGTTCCACCTCCACCACCCGTAGTAAAGGTAATGGTGTATCCAGCACCGGTTCCGTTGGTTTGGTTGGTGATGTAATAGACCTGAACGGTTTGGGGAAGGGTAACCGTTACATTGCCGCTCAGAGTGCCTGTGTACTTCTGTACTACGTTTGCAGCCTCGGAAGATGTTAGAGTGTAGCTGCCAGATGTAACAGCTTTGGTAAGCTGCGTAAAATTGAACTGAGTATTGCGTCCGAGGCCAACGGTATAGAAAGCCACCCCAGAACAGCAAATAATGCAGGAATCAGAAGGCTGAAGAGAAATGGAAGCAGCACCATTGATTAAATTTCCTCCCGATGGGGCAACGACAAGCGTTCCAGTCCCACCATTTCTTATTAACATGAACCAATCATTACCCAGCGTTGTCGCTGAAGTAAGGGTCAGTGTACCAGCCCCCGAAGTCCATACATAAGAAGCAGCCCTATCAGAGGCTATAGCGGTGTAATCCGAAGAGAAAGTGGTAACACTATGGGCGGTGTTTAAAGTGTTGCTGAGGGCTTTTAAACCGTATCCAGCCAAGGCTCCAGCGTCTACGCTAGAAGATCCCACGCCAAAGGCAATGTTGCCCCATGTTCCTGCTATGGTGGCGTTTGTGGTGATGTAAATGTAACGTGAAGCACTAGGGGCTACGCTTGCAATAGAGTTGCCAGCAGCGTCCTTAACGGTAAAGGCGTTAGCACCAATGTTGCGAATCAGCGCATCTTGACCCACAGAGGCTTGGTTTGCGGGGGGCATAGACAAAGACAAGCCAGCGGTAGTGGCTGTAACGTCCATAATCCGAGCAGCAACATTATCTGTAACGCCACCGTTAATTGGCCAAAACAGATCAGTATTTGCGGAGAGCGTAACGGATCTGTAAGAAACGTCCGTGGGCTGGATGACGTTTCCGGTAAACGGAGAAATGAAGCTCATATATCCCTCGCAATCGCTTGACGATCCCCAATTCGGGCAACGTCCTCAGTTTTCAGTACATTCATGATTTGTTCATATTGAGCTTGCCACATAGGAATGCGCTCATCATTCTTCAGAAACGGCATGGCTTGCAGGAGTGATCCATAAAGCAAAGCTTGGGGGGCGTATTCTGTGAACCAGTTGCTTTGATTGGTGGCATCTAAAGGCTGGACACGCTCGTAATACAGCACCTCATAGGCGTAATCGTCATCAGGCGTAGGTGCAATCATCCAATGGGTGTAGTCGTAATCACAATAGAAGAAAGGCACATCCTGTTGCGTGGGGTTTGGCCAATATTCTCTTAGGTATTCGTATTTTCTCAAGAATATGGGCTGGCGCACGCCGTTAACCGTTACGTTCATAGATACGGTTTTCCTCCAGCGGGCTGGTTTATCTATGACATTTTCGCCTTGAACCATATTACTTGTAGCTACAGTTAAGTTGCCCAAGAACTTTAAGTCCGCAGCCATGACTTGTTCCGCCAACATAATAAATGTGGGGATCTTGTCAATAGTCGCTTGGTCAGTACGCTCCAAATATGATTGGATGTTCTCTACCAACGACGAATATGTCATTACGGAAGCCATTACCAGTTACCTTTCTTTGCTCCGGCCATGTTGGCTACCAAAGATGGATACTTAGTACCCGTGCGCTTTGCGAAAGCCTTTGCGGCTTTGATCTGGTTAGGGCTTAACTCTTTTGGCTTGCCAAGACTTTTAGGGCGGGTTTTTTCCCACACGGGCTTTGTTGACATTTTA